TCACCCATTCCTCTTACGGATGAGCGGCGTGACTGACACCGGTTTGCGGCGGTAAACACGCTTGGTGATCTCCGTGGAGCTGTGCCCAAGACGCTCCGACGCCGCCTGCAAACTCTCCGACTCGCTCCCCACCTTCGCGCGTAGATCGCGTTCCTGAAAGCGCTCCAGGACCCGTGTCTTGGTCATCACCCGCTGCATGAATCTCTGCCACAGTGAATCGAAGGCATTGGCCCGGCCATCCTCTTCGTTGATGAATGGCTTGCCTGCTCGGGTGGTGAACAGATAGGCATCGCCGATACGCCTGGGTGGGATCTGCTGGATGGCATCCACCAGAGCTCTCAACTCTCCTCCCTCGTCCCAGGTAATGATCAGCCGCCTGCCGCTGCTTTCGGCGGTCTTGTGCGGTTTGACGTGAATGCCGTCGGCCTTCAGGTGGCCGAGGCGCAGGCGCAAGAGGTCGCCTCTGCGCAGCCCTGTGGCGAGCTTGAGTTGGATGTAGAGTTTGACCAGCCTGTCGTTCCGCGCCGTGCGTGCATCCGTGGCCTCTGTCAGATTGAGTACTTCGGCAATCTCCCAGTCTTCAATCAGACGGTCGCGCGGTTTGATGCTGGCCTTCTTCACTTGGCCCTTCACGGGGTTCCTGTCGATCACGCCCCACTCGACGGCCATGCTGAGCAGATGCGAGAGCACCTCGAGGTCACGGTTGGCACTGGTCGCGCCGTTCTGCCGTGAGACGATGTCTCGATACTGGTAGGCATGACGCGGTGTGATGTCGTCGGGTTTCATCTGCCCAAAGACAGGGCGCAACCGAGTGAGGCTGATCCGGTTGCTCTCCTGCGTCTTGGGTGACTTGGCCGGCACGACCTCGGCAAGGTAGCGGTCGACCAGATGGGCCATGGAGGTGATGTCGGTGTCTACACCCTGCAGGTCGATCCGCTCATGCCAGGCGCGATACGCCTCTGCCTCACTGCTGCCCAGCCTGTACTCGGTCTTGCCCTCCCACAGGTGCTCCAACCCCTTGGGGACACGATAGCGCCAGGCGCCATTCTTCCAGCGCCAGCCTGACGGGTGCTGACGATTCTTGGGCAGCCGTTTTTTAGGCGACATGCGTGAGTGCTCCGAAGTCCGGTGTGGGCTTGTCTGCGGCCTTCTGTTTGGTCGAGACAGACCCGGTGATGAGCAGATAGTGCTGACGGGCGACAAGGGGCCGCCCATCGGGTCGGACGATGACCGTGATCCCCATCTCTCGCAGACGCTTGACCTGAGTGGTGCGGCGGACAGCGCCGGTGATCTCCTGGATCTCCGATTCGGTCAGGTTGAGAGTGTTGGTGGTCATGGATTCTTCCCGATTAGAAGGCTGGATAGGCCCCTGAACAGCATCATGCCGCTTTGTGCCTGTTGCTGATGGATTGGCGACCGTAGTTGGTGCACTTGTCGAGCTTCAGCTGGGCGAGTTGGCGGTCGCGGGCGGCCTCGGCACGGCGCTGGGCGTCTTCGCGGCTGGTGCCGACGCCGGTGAGGGTGTTCTGGCCGCAGAGTACGCGCCAGGCGAAGGGGAAGCCCTCGACCTGTGGGGCCCAGGCGGCGCGGCTGGTCTTCACTTCGATCAGGTAGCTCTTCATCCCATCACCCCAGCTTGTACTTGTCGCGGCAGGGGGCGCAGGCGCCGTCGATGAGGCGCGGGCTGTGCTCGCCGCAGAGGTCGCACTCGCCGGGTTTGCCTGGTGGGATGTCGCCACGGGCGGCGGCGATGGCGCGGGCGAGGTCCTGCTCTGTGCGCTCTTGGGCGCGGTCTATTTCGTCAGGCATGGGGGGCGTCTCCTTGGTTGCGGGTGAGCCAGCGCCAGGCGTGGCGGTAGTCGGGGTTGTCCATGTGCGGGAGGGATTCGGCGCCGATGCCGCAGGCGGTGGCCAGCTCGGCCAGTTCGTCTGGGTCCATGCGTTGGAGGAGGGCGCAGGCGACGGCGTAGGAGGGGCCGAGGTTGCCCATCTGCACGAAGGCGGTGAGGGTGGTCATGCCCTCCTCTTCGAGCTGATCGCGCATGCTCTCCGGGGGGCTGACGATGTACTCGAAGTCGGTCTTGCCGGGGCGTTTCTTGCCGAAACTCGGGCGGCCTGCGGCGAACCAGGTGAGCAGGCGGCGGGGCAGGTCGCGGTTGGCGCGGATGTGCATTTCCAGCAGGACTACTAGGGCATCGAGGACGCGGTCTTTGAACTCGTCGCCTTGCCCATGTTTCTCGTTGTAGCAGTCGAGATTGAAACAGGCGTCTATGCCGCTCTCCCCAGCTTTGCCGCCGATGGCGCGGATGCGGTGAGGACAGTCGGTGCAGCCGTGTGGGCTGAACCGTACCCAGTCGGGTTCGAGGCTGGCCCAGCGGTGGTTGTCGTGCTGATCGAGGTCGAGCGTGCCGTTGACCACGTGCGGGTTGTCGCGGTCGATGGAGACGGTGACGTAGTCGTTGGGGTCGCGCTCGACTGGGGCAGCGGGCGTCTGTTCGGTGAGTGGCTGTTGCTCTGCAGGCTGCTGGGGTGTCAGTTCGATCCGCTCGGGTGCTTCGGGCGGGTCGTCGTCCTGATGGTCGCTGTGCGCTTCGAGCGCTTCCCTGTGCGAATCGACGGTGGCCTGCTGCTTCCCCTGGTAGCACTCGCTATCCAGGCAGAAGGTGTAGCTGTCGCCATCGGCCGGGGCGGCCTTGCGCATCTTCTGACACCCGACGCCCACGCAGCTCTCTTTCCAGTCGAAGCGGCAGGTATGGCCATCGAGCACCTCATGGAAACTCATGAAGTAGTTGAAAATGAGGTTCTGCAGGCCGCGGACGGTGACGCCGTCATCCTCCGTGAGGGCATCCTCCAGCGCCTCAATCACTTGCGGGCTGCAGGTGGCGGTGAGGAGGTATTTGCCGTGGGCAGCGCTGAGGCGCTCGGCACGGATCATCGCCTGGGCCCAGGGCGGCAACTCGGCGAGCCTGACCAGGTTGCTGATGTAGGAGCGGCCGATGTTGTGGATGCCGTTCGCCTTCAGAGTGGTCTCGATCTCCTTCAGGCTCTTGATGCCGTGGTCGGTACGCATGCGGGTGAGCACTTCGGCCCACTCCATGCCGTTGAGGTCGCGCCGGTTGTGGTTCTCCTTCACCTGCCCAAGCATCAGGCGCAACGGGTCGGTGGGCTGCTGCTCGCCGAGCAGCAGCGCGGGGATGGTCTCCAGCTTGGCCATCTTGGAGGCGCGGGTGCGCCGCTCGCCGTAGACGATGTAGTAGCGCCCCGGCTTCTCCGGGTGTGGCCGCACGGTGATGGGCTGCTGCACGCCGTGGGCGGCGATGTCGGCGCTCAGGTCGCGCAGGCTGGCCTTGTCGAAGTCGGTGCGGGGCTGCTGCGGGTCGCGGTCGATGATGGCCAGCGGGAGCTGGGCGACCTGCCCGGGTTGCATGGCGGTGTTCATGCGGCGTCACCTCCCGGGCCGGGAGTGTACTGCTGGGCCAGACGGCCACGTTTCCCGGAAAACATCGGCACGACGGTGGCGTTGCCGTGGCGCTCGGCGCTGGTGGGGCGGAACAGGGGACCGCAGCGCCATACCAGACGCTTGCCCCTGGCGGTGTATTCGGCGGTGAGCTGGTGCAGGGGCAGGTGGTTGAAGCTGGTGTCGATAATCAGGCGCATGGGGTGATCTCCTTCTCGGAATAGAGCTGCCCGACGGGCGCGGCGGGATAGGGGAAGAGCGAGCGCAGACGGGCGGTGTCTCCCGGGTCTGTCCCGATGCCAAGGGAGTCGGACTCGCCGAAGCAGTGCCAGTCGGATGGGTCGATGAAACCGGCACTCAGCACCGGGCGACCGGCGGCGACATCGGCGTGGGATAGGTAACCGGGGAAGAGCAGCAGGCCGTTGACGGCAGAGCCCGGGATGGGCTGGAGGCGCAGGTATTTGATCACTGGGCCACCTCCCGGTGTTCCCAGATGTTCAGGTCGATGGTGCTGGCGCCAGTGAAGCCGCTGGTCTGGCGGGTGGGGTGGCCGCCGTAGCCACGCTCAATCCGCTTGAGTTGGGCGAAGCGGCGCGGGCCGACGATGTAGCGGTGGGTGTGGCCCTGGCGGGTGATGCGCACCACGGCGCCACCTGTGCAGCGGTAGGCGTAGAGGGCGGCGATCTTGGTGTAGGGGGTCATGCTGTTCTCCTCAGCGGTGGGGACCGTTGAGGAAAAGTACAACCGAAAGTTGCGCATGTCAACAACTAAAGGTTGCGCACAATGCAACCGATAGTTATATTCCTGGGCGTATCAAATCAGGAGTAATGAGATGAATGCGGAGACAGAACACCAACCAAGAGCAGTAGGGAGTGGAGGCTCTCTCGAAGGAGGAGCCAGTGAGATGAAGCCCTGTCCTTTTTGCCGAAGCAGTTTAGTCAGTTATCACTTTAGATGCGGATCGGGCTACGTCATGTGCGAGCGCTGTTCTGGAGGGGGACCATTGGTCCATGAGGAGCTGAGAGAAGATGACGATGATGATAGCGATGCCGATTCAGTGAGGGCTAGACCCAAGGCTATCGCGCTGTGGAATCAGCGGGGCGGTGATTGACCTGGAGGAGGCGGCAGGCGAGGTGTTGCTCGCGCCAGCGAGTGGCGAAGGTTTCAGAGACCTCAAACCAGTTGCCGCCAGGATATCCTCCTCCGTGGTTTGCTCCCATACATGAGCACTGACACTCATGGCCCTTGGCGTTCCAGCAAGCTGCGGCGCAAACCTCTTGCTCCCGATAGGGTTGGATGATGTAGAGGCGTTTGTATCCTTTGAGCGTCGACTCAACCAGACGATTAAACCAAGTTCGTGGGACTTTCCAGCATTTGTAGCGAGGTAGCCACTCGGGTTTGCGCTGGTTTCCTGCTCGTATCCACTCCTGATGGGAGCGCGAGTAAGGCCGTTTGGTGTAGGGCAATTTTAGGAGGACTTTGCCCCTATCGGGAGGGCGATAGATGACTGGGATCTCTGTTTGTCGCCAGATATCTTCGATTGAGTTGCCGCATCCTTGCGCTGCCATATCTAACTTGACCTGCGCCGACTCGGTGGCAGCATGTAAGCTACCGGGTGGATCTTTTCAATATCCACCTTATCGAGCGTGATGCGCCCGTGAGTCTCGTTGATGCTCGATAGCGTCACTTCGTCGTCCCGATCAAAGGTCAACTCCTTGACCATCACCTGGCCAGCCTTTGTCTTGACCATGACGAACTCACCGACGATAGGTGCCTGATTGGGTTCGATCACCACCAACCAGCCGGGACGCAAGGCAGGCATCATGCTGTCGCCCTTCACCTCCAACGCGTAGGCATCGGGGTCAGTGGTGGGGACATCGACAAAACCGTCGCCATGCCCCACTGGATATCCCATCTCCTCGTAGTAACCCTCCGCGCCCATCCTGGCCATGCCAACCACTGGAACGTGACGTGACCTTCCACTCAACTGGTGCTCGACCAGTTCATGCTTCTGCATCTCGCCCTCGATCATCGCGCCAACTCCTGCCAGTAGCCACTCAGCCCTGACGCCGAGCGCCTTGGCGAGTTCAGGAATTCGCTTCGTATCCGGGATGGATTCACCGGCGAGCCACTTCCTGACGGCCTCCGTGGAGACGCGGAACATCTTCGAGACCTGCGCTCGGCGGCCTCGATCATCGGGGATGTTTGCATGCGTGAGCGCCTGAGAGAGGCGCTGGGCAAACTTCGCTTTTTCATTTTGATTCGCAACCATGAGTTGTAGTTTATTGACCTTTAAGGCAATAATCAGTTGTTGACTATAACAACTATCGGTTGTAGTCTTTCCCGCATGAATGCACTCGATAAGGCGATCAAGATTGCGGGGAGCCAGACCGCCCTAGGGCGGTCGTGTGGTGTGACCTACCAAGCTGTCCAGAAATGGACTCTGAAGGGCATCCCGCCCGAGAAAGTTCTTCCTATCTACCGCGCCACCCTCGGCGCGGTGACCCCTCACGAGATGCGCCCAGATCTCTACCCAGACCCCGCCTGGGTGCCGCCCCTCGATGCCGAGTGGTGGTCACCTGTCCCCGAGGAGGGTGATGCCGCATGAGCCAGCCGAAACCAACAGCAGAGGTTAACTAGCCGATGAAGAGTTACGCCGACGACGAATATTTCTGCGGATCACCGTGGGTGTTTATCCCTTACGCGCTGCTCGATCGCGGTCGCGTTGTTCGCACACTCGTGCCCAACTCTCAGCAAGTACTGCCTGAGCAGTACGCGGCAAAAGCCCTTTTGTGGTTTTTTCTTCGAGGATGTGACCGATGTCAGCAGCCAACCTGTCCGAGTCGAGCTGCTTCGCAAGCGCCTCAGCCAGTGCAGCCATCGCTTGAGACTGTGGCTTCAGAAATTCCTTGTGAATCATCTGTGTGACTTCGCGGAGCAGTTCGTCTCTTTCAAACGTATCCATGGCGGTCTCCTGAAAGCGTTAGTTGCCGAACACTGACGATACACCAGAAGAGCGCCGTTGGTTGCAGGTTGTATCTGACTCGTTTCCCATGCCCCGGAGTAGAGCACCGGGCCGTCAAGGAGTGAATGATGAGTGATCTTCACGAACCCCGTTCCCACACCGTCCTGCGCCATGTGCAGGCCCACCTGCTGGCCAGCTCCATCAGCGTGGAGACCTATGCCGAGGAGGTGCGCGCACTCTACCACGCGCGGGTCACTGACCCGAAGGCGCGGGTGATGCAGTTCCACAGCGGTGGCGATGCCATCAAGGACATGAAGGCCAACGGCCAGCTCATCGCACGCATCCTCCACCGCACGGTGAAGATGCCGGTGGACCTGGAGGAGGCGCTGGTCCTGGCGCTGCCCGAGCAGCCGCGCGGCGCCTGCCTGCGTGAGCTGGCCGAGCGCTACGACCTGCTGCCCGCCGCCATCCCGCACCCGACGCCGAGTGATGACGCGGCCAACCTCTCGGGCATCCTCAAGGAGACCGGCGAGGCGATTCAGGCGCTGGGCCCAATCATGGCCGACGGGCGCGTCGACGAGCACGACGCCCCCCACGCCAAGCGGGCGCTCATCGAGATCAACGAGGCGCTGGCCGCCCTGGTCACCATGCAGGCCCGGATCACCGCCATCCTCCCCGAGGGCGTGGAGCCGCCGCCCTGTCCGCAGCTCAAGGTGGTGGGCTGATGAGTTTACCCCGCACACCCATGACCTGGTTCGACTGGCTGATGGTGATCTCCGCCATCGTCTTCTCGCTCATCGGCCTCGGCCTGGAGGTGCTCGCATGGTTCGCGGGTTGATGCGTGGGCTGTGTCTGCTGGTCCGAGTGCCCCTGTCGCTGGTCGTCTTCGTCCTCGGCCTGCTCATCGAGGGGCTTGGATGGATCGCCTGGAGGCAGCATGGGCGTGATGAGTAAGGACCGCAGCGAGTGGGGCTACGGCCAGTGGAATATCTACGTGCGCAGTGGAGCGACCCCAGAGGAGCGTCGCGCCCGTCTCGCCGAGGTGCCCGAAGAGCGCCGCGCCTATGTCGAGGCGTATGTGCGTCTGGTCTTTCGCCTGCGTGCTGACTGCGAACAGCGCAAGGGGAGGGCGGTGCATGCCTGAGTTTCCCCTCCTGTTCCCCGCTCCCCTCGTGATGATGGCGGGCCGCCGCCCGTTGCGTGTTTCGCCCGTGCCTCGGCGCAACAGCGCGTGTTGTTGCGTGGGTCTTCCGGGTCATGGGTCCTCCCTGGAGTCAGTTGCACGCGGGGGCGTGGAGCCGCGGCCTATCGCTAGGGTTTCGTGTCGGCGTACAGGCAACAGCAACAGGGTGACGACTGCATGAGTTGGGTCAACTACGACGATGTGGTCGACCAGCTGCGCGCCGCCGGGCTGAAGATCGACCACCTGGAAGTCGACACGCCGAGGCCGAAGTGCGTCACGGTCGAGGGCCGTGGCAGTGAGAAGCGCGGCTGGTACTGGCTGAGTGAATTCCCCATCGAGGGCCAGCTCTACCTGGTCGGCTCCTTTGGCGTCTACGAGGGCGACGACAACGGCAAACGCAAGGTGCAGCTCAAGGCGGCGGCCAAGCGTCTGACCGCTTCCGAGCGCCGGGCTTTGGCTGAGCGCCACAAGGCCAACGCCAAGCGGGCCAAGGCGATCCGTCAGGCCGAGGCCGACAAGGCCGCCGCTGAGGCGACCCGCGTCTGGCGTGCCTACGCGCGCCGGGGCCAGTCGGACTACCTCGCACGCAAACAGGTGCTCGGCTACGGTGTCCGCTTCGACCCCGAGGGCCACGGCACCATGGCCATCCCCATGATGGACGCCGCCGGGCGCATTCACGGCCTGGAGATCATCCGGGGCAAGAATCGCGGCAAGAAGCTCGAAAAGCAGTACTGGCCCAAGGGCGTCGACAAGGTCGGTCACTACCACCTTATCGGCGGGATCGGCCCCATCATCCTCGTCTCCGAGGGCTACGCCACCGCCGCCACCCTGCACGAGGCCACCGGCCTGCCCGTGGCCGTTGCCTTCGATGCGGGCAATCTGCTGCCGGTGGTGATGGCGCTGGCCAAGGCGCACAAGGGTGTACAGCTCCTCGTCTGCGGTGACGACGACTACATCCAGAAGTGCCGGGCCTGCGGCGAGTGGACCAACGTCGCCGAGGAGTTATGCACCCACTGCGACGAAGAGCACGGCAAGGAGAACACCGGCGTCAAGGCCGCCACCGCTGCCGCCCTGGCAGTGGCCGGGGCTTGGTGCGTCCCACAGTTTCCGTTTGATCGTGACGGCAAGAAGCTCACCGACTTCAACGATCTGGCCACCCACCGAGAGGGCGACCTCGCCCAGGTGCGCGTGCAGATCGAGCAGGCCATCGAGCGCGCCGGTTGGGCGCTGCCCCATCAGGCCGCGCCGCCCAACAGCGAGGGGGAGGGGGAAGACGCCAAGGGCCGCCGTAAGGCCGTCTCGGTCATGAGCAAGGACGCCGCCATCGCGCGCTTCGTGCCCATCGACGACGGCACCGGAAAGCACCTCTTCGACTACTGGACTCAGCGCCGCGTGCATCGTGACCAGATGCTCGCGCTCCTGCCCGCCAAGGTCAGCTGGGACGAGATCAAGGGTGATCCCGTATGGCAACAGCGGGGCGCCTTTTACGAAGACCAGATCGGTTTCGACCCCTCCGGCAAGGATGAGGTGATCGAACTCAACACCTGGAGCGGCTGGGAGCTGACGCCCAAAGAGGGCGACTGCGAGATGATCCTCCAGACCATCCAGTTTCTCTGCAGCGGAGAGGACGACCCCCTGTCGCTCACCGCTTGGCTGCTGCGCTGGATGGCCTACCCACTGCAAAACCCCGGCGCCAAGATGGCCTCGGCGGTCATCATGCACGGCCCCCAAGGCACTAGCAAAAGTGCCATCTTCGGCCACGTCCTGGCCAAGATCTACGGCAGCTACGCCACCGTGCTCAACCAGCGCGGCCTCGAAGACAAATTCAACGACGACTGGGTAGACCGCAAACTGCTGCTGGTGGCCGAGGAGGTCGTCACCCGCTCCGAGATGTGGCAAATCAAGAACGAGCTCAAGGAGCTGGTCACCGGCGAATGGCTGCGCGTCAACGGCAAACACACGCCAGCTTACCGCCAGCGCAACTACATCAACGTCATCTTCAACTCCAACGAATCACAGCCGCTGCCGCTGGACAACGATGACCGGCCACACCTCGTCATCTGGACACCGCCCGCACAGTCCGAGGCCTTCTACGACAAGCTCTGGCTGGAGATCGAGAACGGCGGCATCGAGGCGTTCTACCACTTTCTGCTCAACATTGACCTCGGCGACTTCCACCCCAAGAAGCGCCCGCCGATGACCAAGGCCAAGCAGGAACTCATCAACTTCTCCAAGCCCTCGGAGCTGCGCTTCATCGACGATTGGCTCGATGGCGAGTTGGGCGTCCCCATCGGCCCCTGCCTGAGCGCCGACCTCTACGCACTCTACCTGCGTTACTGCCGCACCAACGGCGTCAAGCACCCTCGTGAGTCGAACCAGTTTCTCGGCACCGTCGGCAAGCTCACCGGCTGGACGCACAAACCACAGCGCTACTACGAGACCGCCCACTACACCGGTCAGCCCATCCAACGGCGCGTCATCATCCCGCCGCAGGAGGTGCTGGAAGCCGCCGGGCGCGCCCAACCCACCGCCAAGACCAAAACGCAGTGGCTGACCGACCGCATCCTGGAGTTCAAAAACGCCATGGAGAGGGACCAATGAGCCTCAACGTGACGGATGTGACGGGCTATGTGACAGGGTATGTGACGGGCTCTGTGTGCGTAACCCATTGTTCTAATGGCCATGTTACGGATGTGACAGACGTGACGGGCTCCCGCGCACGTATGCGCGCACATGCGTGCGCACACACCCGCGCGCCCGCCCGCCTACGCGCGCGCCACCCGTCACGCCCGTCACATCTGTCACATATCAAAAAAATCAAAAGGTTAAAGAGATTAAACCTGTCACATACCCCGTCACATCCCCTGTCACATCGTCTGGGAGCTGAAAACATGGCCATCGATAGCCCCACCACCGAAAGCAAAGCCCAATTTGCCCGCCGCCTGGGCGTCGCCCGCAGCACCATCACCCGCGCCGCCGCCCAGGGCCGCCTCGTCCTGGACGACCAAGGCCGCGTCCTGGTCGAGCCCAGCCTCGAGCGCTGGCACGCCACCACCGGCCACCGCACCGACCTGCAGGCCCAGCACGCCGCCGAGCGGGGCAACGCCATCCCGCAGGCCAGCGGTGCGGCAGCAGGGCAGGGCGCCCACACCGCCACCGAGGAGCCGGACGAGACCGACATCGCCCTCAACGAATCCCGCGCCGGCTACCAGGCCACCGCCCTGCGCTACACCAACGCCCTGGCCCGCCTGGAACGTGACCTCGCCGCCCACCGCCGCTACCCGCTCGACGACGTCACCCAGGCCGCCTACGGCCTCGGCGCCCGCACCCGCGCCGCCCTGGAGCACCTCATCGACGAACTCGCCCCACGCCTTGCCGGGGCCGCCGACCGCGCCACCCGCGCCCACCTCATCCACGCCGAGGTGCGCCGCCTCGCCGCCGCCCTGCAACGCGACCACGCCCGCGCCCAGCGCCGCCTGCGCGCCAGCACCGGAGAAACCGCATGACCACCAGTGACCCCATCACTCGCGAGAGCCTCAGCCGCCGCCTACGCGACCTCTCCGCCCAGCTCGGCGACACCGCCGCCGCGCTCTACACCCTCGCCCAGCAAGAGGCCGACGAGATCAGCGCCGAGATCGCCATCGACCTCGACACCACAGCCACCCACCTCGACGACCACGCCAACACCCTCAGCGCCCACCAGGAGCCCCGCGCATGACCACCGCCCGCCTCGCCGAAGAGCAGCTCGAACGCGACCGCCTGCGCGCCGAAGACGCCCAGGCCGCCTACGAGCGCGCCGAGGCTGGCACCGTCCTCGCCCCCGACCTGCGCGCCGCCTCCCGCCACGCCCTCGGCCCCTTCGCCCGCCTGCTGGCCGACCTCCCCGCCGCCCTGCTCGACGCCACCGAGGGCGAGCGCACCGTCGAGCGCCTCCACCAGCGCCTCACCGAGACCGTCTTCGACAGCCTGCGCGAGACCGGCGCCGCCCTCGTCCAGGCCACCCGCGCCAGCCACATCCCCGCTCTCGGCCACCACCTCGCCCGTGGCCTCAAGCCCCGTGACCTCCTCGGCGTCGCCCAATGGGCCGAGCGTCACCGCCACCTCGACACCGGCACCAACGCCCCCGGCCCCTGGCGCAACGAGCGCACGCCCTACCTCGTCGAGATCATGGACGCCCTCTCCGAGCACAGCCCCGTGCGCTCCGTCACCTTCATGAAATCCTCCGGCGTCGGCGGCTCCGAGGCCATGTGGAACTGGCTCGGCTACGTCATGCACCACCTCGGCAACAAAGACCTCCTGCTCATCGTCCCCAGCATCGAAGTGCGCGACCGCACCTTCAACCCGCGCCTGCGCAAGATGCTCGCCGAGACCGCCGTGCTCAACGACCTAGTCAGCTCCAAACAGCGCGACAAGCGCAACAGCGCCGAAGTGCTCGAATACAACGGCGGCGCCCGCGTCATCAAATCCGGCGCCAACTCCCCCGACTCCATGCGCTCCGAGCACCTCCCCTACGTCATCTGCGACGAGGTCGACGCCTACCCCTGGGACGTCGGCGGCGAGGGCGACCCCATGAAGCTCATCGCCAACCGCCAGCGCGCCTTCTCCGGCCGCGCCAAGAGCTACTTCATCTCCACCCCCACCGTCGAGGGCGCCTCCCGCATCGACCAGCTCTACCGCGCCTCGGACCAGCGCCGCTACCACATCCACTGCCCCGACTGCGGCCACATACACACCCTCGACTTCGACAACCTCCGCTGGCGCACCGACCACCCCGAAGTCACCGAGGTCATCGACGAGGCCACCCTCGGCGCCCAAGTCCAAGAGGCCTGGCTCCTCTGCCCCGAGTGCGGCGTGCGCATCCCCGAGACCCACAAGACCGACCTCCTCCAGGGCGGCCGCTGGATCGCCGCACGCCCCCACATCAAGCGCAACCGCGGCTACCACATCAACGCCCTCTACTCCCCCGTCGGCCTCGGCGTCACCTGGGCCGACATCGCCCAAGACTGGATCGAGGCCCAGGGCGACACCTCCAAACTCAAGGCCTTCTACAACACCCACCTAGGCCTCGTGTACACCGAACCCGGCGACGACATCGCCGACCTCCCGCTCTACAACCGCCGCGAGCCCTACCTCCACACCCTCGCCGCCCTGCCCATCCTCGCCATCACCGCCGGGGTGGACGTACAAAAAGACCGCATCGAGGCCTCCATCGTCGCCTGGGGCGTCGAGGAAGAGTGCTGGCTCCTGGAACACCTCATCTTCCCGGGAAATCCCGAAGAGCCCGACGTCTGGGCCGACCTCGAAGAGGGCCTCAAAACCTGGAGCGTAGACCTCGCCGCCCTCGACACCGGCTACCTCACCAGCATGGTCACCGACTTCGTCCAGCCCCGCGCCTGGTGCCGTGCCATCAAAGGCAACGCCGGCATGGACCGCCCCCTGGTGGAAGACGAGCGCAAACGCAAACAGCGCCTGCGCTACCGCCGCCGCAAAGGCGCCCCCATCGAACCCATCGGCGTCGACCAGGCCAAGACCCTCATCTACCAGCGCGTCCGCCTGCCCAAGCCCGGCCCGCGCTACATCCACTTCCCCATCTCCGAGAGCTTCGATGAAGAGTACTTCGCCCAGCTCGCCGCCGAGCGCATGGTCGCGCGGGAGAAGGGCTACCGCCTGCGCTACGAGTGGGTCCAGCTTCGCCCTCGGAATGAGACGCTTGATGCGCTCGTGTACGCACTCGCTGCCCTGCGCCTGCTCGCCCTCCCGGCCAGCGCCAAGCCCAAACGCTGGACACCGCCCCAGGAGGCCGTCAGCGCCACACAGGCGGCGGAATCAACCGCAACCGCGCCCACCAAGACGCCTCCAGTCGCTCACCGGCCCAAACCACGCCCAGCCTCCAGGAGCGGCCTCGCCAAATCAGAATGGAGCCGCAAGCTATGACGCCATCACCGCTCACTCATCCTCGGCGTCACCAGCGCATGCCAGCGCCGATGGCAGCTCGGGCACAGGTACGACTTCGGCCACCCGTCCGCCTCGTCACCGAACAGATGCGTCGGTGCCCAGTGGTGCTCCTCCGCCCCCTCGGCCCCACACACCTCGCAGATAAACGGCGGCGTCAGCGGGAACATCTCTTTCACCGCCACGCCCGACGCCTCCACCGCACGGCGCTTGGCAAAGCCGGGTATGCGCGTGCCGCATCCCAAACAGTAAAACGGATACTTCGGGTTCCCTCCGGCATCCACGTAATGCCCAATCCCCCAGCCCTTCCCGCCGCAACGGCGGCAGGCCCGGTCCGGGTACTTGATCTCATTCTTCCAAGAGGTATTCACCATGAACAATTGTCCCTTCTGTGCCAGTGATGATGTCGGCTACTCCTACGGCACCCACCCCGACGGCAGAGAACTCTCCTTCATCAGCTGCGGCCACTGCGGCGCCCGTGGTCCCGTACGCACATACCTCAGCGTCTTCGATGATGACGAGTCCGAAGCCGCCTGGAACCGCCGCCTCGGGTGCACCACCAAAACTACCACGCCGCCTCACGAACCGCATCCGCACACCCCGCCCAGCCAGTAGAGGGAGACCCACCGTGCCCACAGAACAGCCCCACACCCACGACACCGACAGCGCCGTAGAGCTGCACAGCGCCATGACCGACAGCCTCCGCCGCGCCTTCGGCCTCAGCGAGTCCGCCGCCTCCGCCCTGGCCGACGACGTCGTCATGGAGCTGCGCCGGGAGTACGCCTGCACGCGCTTCTACGTCCCGGCCCCCTCCCGCGAGCAGCGCAACGCCCTCATCCGACGCCACTTCACCGGCCACAACCACCACGAGCTGGCGCGGCGCTATGGGATCAGTGAGCGGCAGGTGCGGAATATTCTCGGGCAGGCTCGGGAGGGCGCAGTGAGAGAGTGCCAAGAGGGCACAGGGCAGGAACGGGGAGGGCGGGTAGCATGACGCCGCGCCAACAGCCGGGCGCGGCGAATCATCACAAACCAGAGGTGTCAGCGCTCAGGAGTGAACGCACTCTCCAGCCCACAGGCGTTGCACCTGAACACCTTCTGCTTGATGCCCAGGTCACCAAACATGGGATCAGGTCGACTACCCACCCGCGTCAAATCAGGACTACCGCAATGATCACAAACATACGTAGCAAGCGCGCCCGACTTCAGCACCTCCAGCTCGCGCTGAAGCGCCTCCGCGCGCGTCTTTGCCTGCTCAAGTTCAAGCTCCTGCGCGCAGCTCTTGGCCTCAAGATCGGCGCACTTACGCTCTATAGCCTCGTATTCCGCCTTGAGCAGAACAAGATGCTGGCGCAGGACCGTAGACGAGCCGTGCTCGTTGATCAGTTTTTCCAGCAGCTTAAGCATCGTACTGACCCCCGCAACCAAACCCCGTAACGCCGGATTCGTTGTTACGTGTAATCAATGCCTTAACAGAAATCTCCATGAGGTTCACCATGTCTATCGTCCAAGTGATTAACAAGCTATTACCTGCGCGTATGCGTGCGTATGGTGGGAGATCAGCTACTTGAGCCGGTAAACAGCGCCATCCAACGCCCCGCACAGTACTCCTCTAGGAAGGCCGGATCCTTAGCGAGCTTGGCTATCGTCAACAGCTGGTCATCATAGGGGAACAGCACGATGGGAGTGGATTCCGAGACCGTAACGTCCAGCCCAAGCTTGCCCTTGTACCGCGCCGCATTAGGATCAGGCGGTACGGCCAGCAGAATAGGCAGCCGCTGATCGCGTAGAGCGTCCAGATTGTGCGTACTGCTGGTGCTACCGAAGAAGCCGATCTGTCTACCCCGGTTGTCCTTGAAGTAAAGGCGCTGGCGGTCCTCGTTGAGAACACTGCTCTTTGCCGCGACACGTTCGGTGAGGATGAGGTATTGCATGGTGACTTGCTCCTTGTCTGGGCGGGTCGATGACCCCGTGGCCCTTATGGTGTTAGCTGTTACTATACAGATTACCTCTGTATCATGCTTCCAGGGAAACGGACCTACAGAGGGACACACCATGGCTACCCCCACCCGCATGGACGACGACGGACAACCCGCCTTCACCGGCTTCAACTTCAAGCGCAACCGCGACAAGGCCGCTGCCGCCTTGCGTGGCATCCTTACCGGCATCACGGCAGACAGGGTGCTGGTCGAGGCCGAGGCGCTCTTCCTCGACGCCTGGATGCGCTCCCAGGAGCAGCTCACCGACAAGGGCGAAGTCTCGGACCTGCTCGAAACGGTAGACAGCATCCTTGCCGACGGCGTCATCACCGCCGCTGAACTCCAGCAACTCCACGCCCTGATTGACGACATCCTCGCCCACGGCGACCAAAGCACCGGCGGCGCCGAGGAGAGCATCAACCAACTCCTCGGCCTGCTCATGGGCATGGCGGCAGACAACCGCCTCACCGACCTGGAGTTCCAGGCCCTGCGCCAGTGGCTGGCCGACAACCCCCAGGTGGCCGACACCTGGCCCGCCAACCAGCTCATCAAGCGCATCGAGGCCATCATGGCCGATGGCGTGCTGGATGAAGAGGAGCGCTCAGACCTCCTCGAAACACTCAAGCAGTTCTCCGGCCAGCGCTTCGACGAGACCGGCAGCGCCGACGGCGCCGTGGCCGAGGTCTTCTCGGATGCCGTCGACGGCATCGAGCTGGCCGGGAAGGTGGTCTGCTTCACCGGCAAGTTCGTCTCAGGCACCCGCAGTGCCTGTGAGAGCCTCGCCAAGAGCAGGGGCGGCATCGTCAGCAAGACGGTCACCAAGAAGCTCGACCTGCTGGTGCTGGGGACTATCGCCAGCCGGGACTGGCGCTTTACCAGCCACGGGCGGAAGATCGAGCAGGCGTTGAACTACCGGAGTGAGGGGAGTGAGATTCTCATTCTGTCTGAGCGGGGTTGGTTGAAGGCGATAGGTTAAGGCACACAGGAGCCTAAGAGTTTTAGTCTTGTATCGGCGTAGGTAGTAGCTTACGGGGTTTCAAGACCAGACACCGTGATTCACGCGCGGCATCCCAGTGGACAATCAACGCACCCACGTGTAAGATTTTACGCCCGGTCAACGTGTATAACTTGCTAAAAATCAAGCTGTTACGAACAAGCAACCCAAAGGCACGCCGCTATGTACGACCTTCAGAAAGAACTCGAAAAGCGTCTCAAGGCCCTCAAGCAAGGCGGCGGCAGGGTTAAGAGTGCGGCACGTCCTTCCAACAGCAGTATCGAACTCAGCCTCAAGCGAGCAGGCATCCTCAACAGCAAGGGTGCCATGATCAAAAAGGTCGCATCCTGAACGACGCTGCGTAGAGCCCTCCCATGCATGTAACACCCGAGATCGTCGTTGGTTTTCATGGGTGTGATAAGACCGTGTTCAATAAGGTCATCAAGCGCGGTGAGGGTCTGAAGGAGAGCGTCAACAACTACGACTGGCTCGGCCACGGCATGTATTTCTGGGAAGGCAGTTACGACCGGGCCCTGGAATGGGCCAAGAATAGCAACACCGTCAAGACCCCAGCCGTCATAGGCGCCTTCATCAAACTAGGCAACTGCCTGGAGCTCCTCGATATCAAAGACCTTGCTAAAGTGAAAGTGGCACACGAGCTCCTCGTGCAAGAGTGCATGGCGCTGGGCAAGGCACTCCCCTCCAATAAAGCCAAGGTCAACGGTATCGACATGAGCCGAGAGCTGGACTGCGACGTCATGCTGAGGCTTCAGCAATTCAATAACGAAGCCATAGCGACTGAGCTTGGTCTGCCAAACACAGAAGGCAGCAACAAACGTGAGATTCAGCATCACCCCCAGTTCATCGACTCTGTCAGAGGCATGTTCCCTGAGGGAGAAGAGCTCTACGAGGGTGCCGGATTCAGAGCCAAAAACCACATTCAGCTCTGCGTAATCAATCCCAACTGCGTCATTGGGTACTTTGACCCCAAGAACCGCACCAACTCCTGGTACAAAAAGATCTGACTGCTGGCCGCTACGTAAGTAGAAGCTTACGGCGTTTCGAGATCTGACACGGCTTGTTGAACTACCGGAATGAGGAGAGTGGAATTCTCATTCTTTCTGAGCGGGCTAGGTTGAAGGTGATAGGATGACTACTATCGGAAGATTTCAGGTCATTGGTCAGTCGCTCTAGTCATCTATAAACTCCGCTACATCTTCGATGCTAGCAGGTGAAAAACTGAAATAATTAGATTCAGGAATTACTTTAGTTGCTCCAGAGGCCATGTCCATGTGAGGAGCGAATAGCTCATATGCCAAATAAAAAGGATTGCCTAGTTCAGCATTTATGATTATGGGTCTCGAAAGCAACGAAAATCCCGTGCCTTTGAAGATAGGTAACTTGTTCTGAGTGTGATGATTGATATGAAGTGTATTGAACGCTATCTGCTTTTTGTCGATACGTTTTGATACGACGGTATTGGTCTTGGTGCATTCCCCGGTACTCACTAACTTAGAAATGCTTTGATCAATATATATTTGTATGGATATGTATTCAGCTGGGATCTCTGAGTGATTTTCGATAGTTGGACTTATTTCTAACTGTACAGCACTTTTCTGATCTAGCGTGCTCCATTGATGTACTTGCATTGACGTGAAAGACAACTTAAGCAGGGGGCCATCATTTCTGCGTGATACATCCCTTACCTCGTACTCTTCCATTGGAGCGGATGTGAAGTTGTACCGCTTGTAGAAGCGCTTATCTGAGGCTTGGTGTGGGGCGCGTGTGCTCTGTGGGATGCTGACCACGTATGCGACCCTTCCGGGGTGGGTCTTGTGTAGTGGTATAGGCTTGATGAGGATGCCTTCGATCTTGCGTTGAATGTTGGAGTGGATGACTTGTTCCAGCCACTCTTTGGTGATCTCCGCTGGGTCAAAGCCATCGTCCAAGCATGAGGGTATGTGGCCCTCCTCCTTGATGCCGTAGACGATAATCCCGCCTGCTGAGTTCGCGAACGCAGAGACATCCTTGCTGATTTCAGTCTTCTTCTTGTCCGTGTTCTGTAACGCTCCGCACGCCTTATAGTCGAGTTCGATGTTCTCTTCTACTTGGTTGTCGATCAGAGCAAGGAGGTCTTTCTCTGTCCAATCTGAAATCTTATCCATAAGGGTGGTTCGCATCGGATGTAAGTTGATTCAACGATAGGGTAGAGATGTAAGCCGCATCTTACGGCGCTTCAAGACCTAACCCCGGTGCTTGCGATTGTTTATGATGTCTCCTCGTCTTCGAATTCATTATCTTCACTTTCTTCACTTAGATACTCCTTCACAAATTCTGTAGTTATCCATGTCCATTCCTTGGCGTATCCATGCCCATAGCTTTGATAGTAACGTTTTTTGAATGAGGATAATGCGGTTTCATATTGCACCATAATCAGTACGGCATCACTCATTTGGGGCAAGTTGTCGTTATCTAAAATATCGAGATATTTTCCCTCTGGTTCTTCATTTAGTATGACCTTCAAATCAGTCAGAACCCGATTGATAATGCCGACTTTGCTGGTGCTCATTATCGCGTCTGGTTTTTTCTTTGATAGCTCCCGAATTTCTTTAAGAAGCCCTAAGAAAATATCTTTTGTTGAATGATATGTTGCAACTGCTTCTTCTGTTGTTGTATTTTGTAAGTTAATCATTTACGCCCTACCTTGCTTGGTGCGCCTGATTCAATATCACTTGTCCCTCCATTTACTACATAATACCAGTGGCCGTATTCCATGGTTACATTGTCAGATCTGAATCGTTCGGCTTCTCCCATGTATTGAGCCAATATCATGATTACATCACTATTGCTTGGGAGATCTTCTTCGTCGAACATTTCGAAGTCAACAAAAGGCTTGTATTTTTTGCCAAGTACTTTGTTTGACTCGATAAGTACGGCATTTATTATTTTGAGTTTAAATGGGTTGAGAGTATCAGTCGGTGATTTTTTCGAAAGAGCTGCTACTTCCGTATGGGCGGCTTGGAGCTGGCCAATTACTTTCTCTAACTTTTCCACATCTTCAGATGATTTCATTATTTCCTCTTTATGGACACTGTCTTCTGTATTGAGTGTAGCTTCTGATGATAAACTCAAGTGGGTGTCGCTGCTTGCTGTCAAACACCTCAACCATTTGTTCCAAATCTGTATCAGTCAAAGTAATTATTGCTTTGCGCTGTCCCGCCCATAAGTTTATTGTCCTTTTTAACTCAGCTTTCTTTAATGGGTTGCGCGTAACAAATACCCCGAATCTTCCGAGCTCATCATGTAAGTATCTATTGAGCTGATCAACATGATTTCGTGTTATGTGATCTACGTTTTTTATTTCAAATGTTATTTGGCGAGACCCATAATCATCCATGATCTCACGTAAGAAGTCATGGCTTCGACTGTTATAGAAAATTAGATCTCTTATGCTGACCCCGTCGTCTGTACGAGCTTGTTCCTGCGCAAAATCAAGGTAAGGGTAGAATAGTGAAGGTAACAATTCCCCAATGGCACGCTCATACTTCAAATCTGCGCCATTTGTTTTACCTGTAGGTAATTTTTTTATTGCCGCAAATTT